TGACGGTCTGCCGTTCACTCCGAGAGCAAGCACGGCGACAGCCGTGTGCGCTAGCCACGAACTCACTCCGAGCGAAAGCCGAACTTGCCACCGACCCACCCGAGTGCCAGCAACCAGCCAGCACCTTGTAAGCCCCGCAGAAGTCGGCGAAACCCGGGGCTTCCAACGCAAGCAAGCAAGCGTTGAGCTTCGGGGTGGTCGGGGGCAAGTGCCGAGCGTGAGGGGAACTAATTAGATAAGTCTGCCCACTGCGCCATACCGTAATCAGTAGGAACTAATCCAATGACTAAGCGAGGTAAGAATTATGAGACTAGACACACGAGCGCTGGATAACTGGATAACACGTATCCCTGAATACGAGCCCGTGCTGATTACTGAACTGAACTACGCCGACTACGAGGGTAAAGACTTGCGAGTAGGCGAGCGCACCTGCGAGCGTTGCAGTACAGAGGTAGGTTGGCGTGAAGGTGTGTCGCTAATCACGTACTGGCGTATTGACGAGGACGGCGAGCGCGAGTTATGCAACGAGTGTTGGCAGACGCTATGCGAGCCACAATACGAGACTTACTACGGCTTACCAGACTAACTAGATAAGTCTGCACGCTAGGTACTATAGTGGTACTTGCCTAACAACAACAACCTAAGGGGGTTACACAATGGGCGCACACTCACTAGAGGGAATGTCAGAGGTCGCAGACTTTGACACCACACTTCGCTGGCACTTGGCTAGTAATCATTATCCGTCAGTACCGTCCGTAATGGTTGAACCTTGCAAGGTTGCCATTGCCAACGCACAACGAGCCGACTGGAACGCACCAGTGGAGTTGCCTGCAGGTGTCACGTGGCGAGGTCAAACAACCTGCCCAACGGACGCACTTGTAGAGGGCTTACACTAAGGTCAATACATTGACTGGCAAGCACATTTGGAACTGTACGGCGAGGATAGCGAGTAGTACCTAGCCAGTCCTACCAGAGACGGACGAGCCCGACACGCTTGCGAGTGTGTCGGGCTTATTCCGTTGCCGACACTTATCTATCTAACTAGATAAGTCCTGCGAGCCCGACATACAGCGATTACGTCACTGAATAAACCGAAAAAAAATCGGGGCTTCCAATGGTGGAAAAATCAGCGCACTTGGCTTGCTCACGGGGTAGTCGGGTGAAAGTCAGATAAATCTGCCCGATACGAGTTAGAGTTAGAGAAACCAAATAAAGGGGGTTACTGATGAGAAACAATGAACTAGATAAGTATGACCAGCACTACCGTATGCTCGCTCGCAAGTTCAGAGCGTTCGCAATAATCGCAGTTATTGTCATTGCGTTGTTTGCCACTCACACAGCAAATCAGCCCGATTACACTTGCTCAGAAGCAACGATAATCGTTAGAGAAGGTGACACGCTATGGAGTATCGCAGAGACAGCGTGTACGGGCGAAATCACACAGGTTGCCGATTACCTAGTAGATAAGTACGGCACGACTATCTACGCAGGACAGGCGATAGACCTGCCGATAGACGATAACTAACTAGATAAGTCCGAAGTCCACACACACTCACTAGATAAGTTGCCAAAACATCACTCAACGGTTTGAGCCCCGCTTCGCTCAATAAAACAAAAAACCACGGGGCTTACACGGTAAGCAGGCGAGTTGGTGAAGCGAGTGTGTTTCGGGGTGGTCGGGGTGAAGTCCGTGCTGTTGCGAAAGAAAGAACCACACCTGTCCTGAACTTATTGACGGTGGTGGAAAGGAACTGAACTGACTAGATAAGTAACTAGATAAGTCTGCTGTCGTGTTCGTAGTGTGATGTCGTTCGGATACCAACTAGACCCCGAACAAGGAGAGCAATAATGTCCACAGTCAAAGTCAAGGTGAAGGTGAGTGTTCTCATCTCTCACTTAGAGCAGGCTCTTGCCGAGCGTCAGGCTCGGTTCAAGAACCAAGAGAAAGAGGAACTTGCCTACGAGAAGGCAGTTGAGGCGTACAACCTCGCTGTACTGAAACTCATCAAGGCGGGCAAGGGCGAGATAGAGGAAGCCAGCAAGAACTATTGGAGCAACCGTGACCGAAAGAACAAGGGCAAAGTGTCGTTCAGCGTCAGCGTTCTGCTTCCAGCAGGCGCACTCCCAGACGAGCCTGAACGCCCCAATGGTTACAGCGAACACGAGTTCAAGCGTGAGAAAGAGGAAATCTCGCAGGCTATTCGTGTGCTGAAACTCACAGACGAGCAGTTAGTGAGTGCCAGCACCTACAACTCGGTGGCGAAGTATCTCTAACCCCCTTTCCCACTAAACCACCGAACCGAACGGGTGGCTTGCCAGAAATGGTGAGCCACCCGTTTCACTTATCTAACTAGATAAGTCCCTGACGAGCGAGAAGCGACTACGAGCGAGCAGGGCTTTCGCTTCGGCGTTGCTTGCTTCGGCTATCGCTATCAGTCTGTTCGCTTCGGCTGTCATTTCATAGATAAGTGCCAGCCTTTCCTCTATCCAACCTTCGGAGCCCCGTTGGAAGGGCTGGCTGCCGGGGCTTACAAGGAAAGGGCGCATAGGGAAAGAATAATGGGCGCACGGGGTGGTCGGGGGGAAGTGGAAATCGGGCGTGTCGGGGGGAAGTTTCAGAAATCTGTCTAGCGATGTTGGTAAATCTGCTTTCAGGGGTGTAGGGTGGTGCGCAAGCCACCACCCAACACAAGGAGACTAAACCAATGGCTACTGAAACCCAAATCCAACAAGCAGTGGAAGCGTTCCTAAACGCTCTCACAGCGAAAGAACAAGCCGAGCAAGCGCACGAAGTGGCAAGAGAAACTCTTGTCGCAGTGTTCGCCGAGAACGGCATCAACGACTTCACGCAAGACGAAATCACTCTCTCGGTCACGCCGAGCGAGCGCAGGTCTTTCTCACTAGATAAGTTGCGCAAGTCAGTCAGTCCTGCTCTGTTCCGTAAGGTGACGAAGCCAAGCGTGGACACGAAGGCTTGGGATAGCGCAGTGGACAAGGGCGAAATCCCAAACAAGGTAATCAAGTCAGTCGTGGAAATCACGAACTATGTCCGAGTGCTGGTGAAGCCAGCGAAGGGCGCAGTCAAGCCAGCAAGCAAGGCGAGCAAGGTCGCTTAGTCGTTCAGTGGGTGGGTGGACTTACTAGATAAGTCTGCCCACCTACTATTACGATGAAATCGTAAGAAATACCTAGACCCGAAGGGGGTAGAACAATGGCAACAAAGGCATTACACATCACAAGCGAGGGAGAGTGCTTGCCACTCTTTCTTGACGAGGACACGGCTCACATCGCCATCAACGAAATCGTAGGTGGTTGGTTTGACAGCGTGAACGAGGGAAACTTGGGCATTGTTGGTTACATCAACGATGAAGGCTTGCTCATCGGCTTGCCAATGAACGCAGTCGCTTCGGCACTGTTTGGCAGACCACTAGCAGGTGACTGCGTGGTAATCGGTGCGCTCAACGAGCAGGGCGAGTATGACGGAGAGAACCACGATGTTCCTGCGTTCGTATGGAGTGAGCAATTCGCAAATCTCGTCAAGACCGTGCGTACTGACGGTGAGTACGCAAATTGGCTCACTGACTGGGCGAGCGATGATGAGAACTTCGCACCAAAGGTAATCGGTATGACCGATGAGCAGATGGACAACTACTTCGCCAACGGTGAACTTCCCAATGAGTGAAGCAACTATCCACAACATCAAGTCACTAGATAAGTCACCAGCCCCCGAAGTGGGGCTGGTGCTTACTAACTCCAACAATGCGTTGGTGCTTGCGTATCACTTGCGTAATCTCGCTGGTGACGGTCTGTACGCTTCGTGGACAGTGCTGTGCCACTTGCCTAATGACAACTACTCACGCTTCGCAGTGTGGACACTCGTTGCACGACCCGAAGGCTGGAGTGCTGGACACGGCGATTACTACGGCACACTCTCTCACGCTGTGCGTGGCTACGAGCGCAGGGCTGGTATCGCCGAAGCCGAGTGACTTATCTAGTTAGTCTGACCCACTCGCCAACGGTGGGTCGGACTGGCTGGATACTTACTAGATAAGTGCCGACCCGAATACTTACTAGATAAGTTCGCTTCCGACGATGGAAGCCCCGCGCCCCGACCATGAGCCGGGGCTTACACGGTGAGTAGCAAAAAATGGATTTTTTTGCTTGTTCACGGGGTGGTCGGGAAAAAGTGCGCAGAGTTCGGGCGTGTCGGGGGAATGTCGTTCGCTGGCTCTAACTGTTTGACGGTGGTGGAAAGGGTTACTAGATAAGTCTGCTCGTACGCATGTATCGTGTAATCACCTACTAAACCAAAGGGGAAGAAGATGGGATTAGACAACATACCGAAGAACTACCCGTGCAAGTCCAAAGGCACGGCAGTAATGGTGAGGCGACTGGACAAGGACGGTCAGCCGATTCGTGGACAAGACGGTGAGTTTGTGGAAAGCATTTCCTGTGAGGAAACTGCTAATCGCAACGCATGCCCGTATCAGACAGCAGTCAAGGCAAGTGGCATGACCGAAGGTGCTGTGTACGGCATGTTCGGAACTCCGTGCTGGTATCGGGGTAAGTGGGGGAACTACCTCATGCAGGCTCTTGACGGTAGCGAAGGCGAATACGATTTCTATGGCGACAATGAGGAAGGCACGGAGAAGTCTCCAGAGAGTTGCCGAGCAACTGCCGACTACATGGAAGGACTTCTGAACGACAAGATTCAGGATTCTCCAGAGTTCATCGTGAACGGTGAGGATTTGATTCCTCAGATTCGTTATGCGATTTGGTGGCTTCGTTGGACTGCTGATGAAGCAGACGGCTCTAACTGCTGGTACTGAAAGGACTAGATAAGTGACTGCTCATGTTCACATCACAGTCCGTGCGAGCGCACAAATTGTGAAGCACGAAGAAGAAGAAATAATTGAGGAGTGGAGTATCCCCACCAACGAAATGCCCGATGAGTGGCAATACATGACCGATGATGAAAAAGCGAAATGGGTCAGGTCTGCTGAACGGTCTAAATACTGGATAAACGCATACAAGGTGCTGACCCCAGTCGTGGTTTCTGCTACCGAAACTGGGGTGGTACGGACTACTGTTTCCGTGAAAGGAGAGAAATGGTTCTGACACCTGACGACTTGGACAAGATTTTGTGGGAGAACTACTACTTCCTTGCCACTACACGGGCTCAAGCGATAGAAGCAATTTGTGGTGATTTAGCAAATGGAACTTTATTGTCGTGGGCTCTTGATTCGTGGGGTCTAACAAGTGACGACATTGTGCGCTCAATAATTCGGCTGACCACAGACCAAGTTCTCGGCAAAGACATAAACGAGATGGCGTATGAACCTACTAGATAAGTTCTTCGTTCCCCTGTGGGTTACGATTCGGCTCTTTCTGACCATGCTCGCAATAAAGGTTCGTGGTCTGATTCTCATCGGCAGTAAGTGCAGGGTGGAGTTCCCAGAGGGTCGCTCGTTTCTTTACTTTTCTTTCTCGCCAGACCCGAATGACACATCGTACTTTGACGATTACGGGATTCCAGACGATGAGATTTTTCATTACCTAGATAAGTGGACGGCACTTATCAAGTACGCATGGACGGACCATCAGGACGGCTGGCGAATCAGCGAAACGCAACTCGTCTACGCAGACGAAATCATTACTGACTAGATAAGTCCAACCAAATAAAACCAGCTCGACCCTTTGAGCCCCGGCTAAACAGTGGGACGCGGGGCTTACACGGTAAGTGGTGGGGTGGGGCTGGTTCGGGGTGGTCGGCAAGAAGTTGGGTCGGCTCACGGGTAGGTCGGGTGGAAGTCGGGTCGGGTTGAGAACACACCAAGACATTGACGGTGGTGGAAGACCATACTGACTAGATAAGTCGGGTTGATAAATCTGCTGGTGTGGGGCTAGAGTGGGTCGTACCACTACTAGACGAAAGGGCGAGCATGCCAAACTGGTGCAGTAACACAATGAAGGTGTCAGGTCCAAAGCCTGAACTCAAGCGATTCCTGAAATCACTCAAGATAAAGGAAATGCAAAAGACGGGCGAAATACAAGACGGCAAATGGGTAGCCACTGGTGAAAAAGAAGTAGAAGTTGATTCACTCAACCACCTTGACCCGATTCCCGAGGCGTTGATGAACACGGTTTCGGGTTCAGTTCCCGAGGACAAACAGGCTGAACACAAAAAGCAAATGCAAGACAACCTAGATAAGTACGGCTACAAGGACTGGTACGACTATGCCAACGCCGTATGGGGAAGCAAGTGGGGTGCAGGTGATGTTGGCGTATCTGATGACGACTACAACAAAGGTTCTGTCTCAATGTATTACCAGTCGGCATGGTCACCATGCAACGGTCTTATCGCTCGTATCTCAAAGCAGTTCCCGAAACTTGTATTCGGTGTCGTGTTCACAGAAGAAGCCGAGTTTTTTGCTGGTTGGGTTGTAATCCACGATGGAGAACTAATTGTTGAGGGCGAAGGTGTAACCGAAATGGATTCGGACATAGAGGGCATGCCTCAAGACACCGATGAACAAATGGACGAATACTGGGAAGCACAGAGTGAGTGGCGAGCAAACCGTGATGATGAAATGGTTGATTCGTGCGACAAGGCTATGCAACTCATCGTGTCGTGGATTCGTTCTAATCAGAGGCGAAAGGAGAAACTATCGTTCAGCCAGTATGACGATTACTTACTAGATAAGTCCTAAACCCAAAATCAACCAAAGAAAACAAAGGAGAAAGACATGGCACTTACAGCCATTGAGAAAAAGACAATGCGAATCGCAGAGCGACTCAAGAACGAAAGACTTGAGCGTGAGTGGTCACAAGAAACGCTGGCGAATAAGGCTGGCATTGACCGTAAGACAGTGAATCGCATTGAGAACGGACATTTCTCGCCAAGCATGACGACATTTCTATTGTTGTGCGAAGCGATGAAAGTGAACGCCCAAGACATTATTGCAAAATAATGCCTGATGTGAAATGGGTGGGGAGTGGACACCCCACCCATACTCACTAGATAAGTCTGCTTACTAATAGATACAGTGTTGGTACTTACCACCAAAGGAGAAACGCCATGAGCGAACAGCAAGTAATCTCAAACGACATACTAAAGATTCTCGGCGATGTAATGCGCCGAAGCAAGTATGCAAAAAAGGAAATGTGCAAAGAAGTTGCGATGAGCGACAACCCACCAATGCTCATCATTGGTCGTATTCACCAGTCTGATGATACAGATGATGAAATGACTGAATCAGCAAGTCAATACACAAAGGAATTGGGCTTGGAACGCCAATACGATGTTGGCATGCTTCCACTGATTCACAAGGAAGACCCATACGACGCTTACATGGACGCTATTGGTCACTTGCCTACAGCACCAGTGAACTTCATCTTTCTTGCAGTTGAGGGCTACATGCGTCGTGGCACGGACAAAGTGAACTTTGACAGTGAAGGCGAATCGCTGAAAGACGAGTTCCAAAACAACCCTTTCTCAGATGTTCGTGAAGGTCTTGTAGTGAGTGGCGTGGACTGGGAACAGGACAAGATTTACATGAGCGCAAGCACCTACACCTATGACGACCGAGGCGTACCGATGTTTGACGATGTGGACACTGACATTGTTCACCTGACAGATGAGAACAGCGAAATGGCTGAGGCTCGTTTCACCAATGCCATGCTTCAGACGATTACCTATCTGAAAATGGCAATAAAGGCAAAGGCGTTTCACACCTTGCTCACCGAAGCCGACAACGACAAAGAAGGGAACTAGATAAGTGACCCAAACACTTACAGCAACCGAACTGGTGGACACAATGATTCGTCACTGCTCGGGCAGAGACTTAGTTGCTTCATCGGAAATGACCGACATGTTGCTTGACCTGCGTTCGCTAATAACCAACGACAAACAGAAAGAGGAAGTGAAATGAGCGAACAACAAAACCATGATGAAGAAATGCAAGAAATAATGAAAAAGGTGTTCTCCGATGACACCAAGTTCCCCACCGAGAATCCGTTTATCAGATTCGGATTTGACGCACTACAGACATTGACCGAGGCACTGTTTGTTTATCAGAATCATGGTCACCGAATGGGATTCAGTTTCTCGCAGGTGCATGAAATTGCACAACTCCCCGACAAGGAGAAGGATGAGGCACTAAAGTTTCTCGTACCAAGTCCTGATGGACCGTTGCTCACAGAGGACGACCGTGCATTAGCAGACATGCTGGACGACTTGATTATGGACGCTATGGCTTACTCGGAAGCACGGGAAATCGCCAAAGAAACGATTCCCGACATTGAGGATTTTCTCAAGAACCAGTAGCCACTTATCTAGTTACTAGATAAGTCCGATAACTAACTAGATAAGTCAGGGGGTGGGGTCAAACCCACCCTCTTTCTTTATGCACCCGATTCACCATGTAAGCCCCGCGTTTCGTTGCCAAAAATTTAGAAATCCAGAGCCGCCGCAGCCCGCCGCCAGAACGTGCAAAAAAATGAAAAATTTGACAAATTTAATTCCCGGGGGGTGGTGAATCTAATTGACGGTGGCGGAAAGGAAATGCCCTCGATGGCAGGTAGTCAAAAAAATAACTTTCTTGCGTTGCCGTACCAGATAAGTCTGCCTACCAAAAGATAGTCTGGGGAAACGGGCAAGTCGGAATAAAGTTCTGCTAGAAAGGTAGCCATGAAAAAACTGACTGATGAATTCATTGACGGAATCCACAAAGAGATGTGGAAGGAAATGGAAAAAGAATTCGGAACGATGTATCGGATTCCTAAAGAGCAAGCGTCCAATGCCAGCGAACTGATTCGTGGGCTACATGTGTTGCAATTATGGCAAAGGGAAGGTGGAAGCAAGAATGTGCTTTCTTACCTGAACTCGTACTCCGTGCTTCCCCACATCGCCGACCACATTATTCAGACATACTGTGGCAAGGAAGTTCAGAAAGAAGCAATGCAGAAGCCTGAAAAACGCAAGGACAAATGGGGTGCGTTTATGGAGTGGGCAAAGACCAAAGACGGTAAAGAATTCACTACCGAGGAATTGGTCGCACAGTCTGGATTCTCGTATCAGACGACACTTGGATTCGTGAATGAGACACCCGAGTTCATCAAGGTCAAGCGTGGCTTGTACCGAGTGTCTATTGCAAAGCGACCTGACTAACTAGATAAGTCAAAAAAATCAAAAAACTGATGTCTTACTAGATAAGTCCGCGGGGCTTCCAGAGGAAGCGAGGCTCGGGGTGGTCGGGTACAAGTTGGCGAGGCACGGGGTAGTCGGGTGCAAGTTGCCGAACGATTACCGAGTGACTGGAACTAACTAGATAAGTGTCCGAGTGAAACTAACTAGATAAGTGGACTGACTAGATAAGTGGTATGAACTAACTAGATAAGTGGCGAGATAAATCTGCTATCGGGTCGCTACAGTGGTACACGACAACCAACCCAACTACTAGAAACGGAGAAATACCAATGGTTGCACAGACAGAAACAACGGCTCTCCCCGAGTGCTGGAAAGCACTTGAGGACTGCCTCAACGCAGGGATAGACCGAGTAATCCTCTACGGTCCATCAGGTATCGGAAAGACCTACGCTGGCATGACGCTCGGCAAAGTGGACGCTGGTGCGTTCCGACTGGTCTGCACCGAGGACATGACGAACATGGATGTTACAGGTGGCTTCATGCCGAACGGCAAAGGTGGCTTCATGTGGCTGGACGGTTCGGCTCTCAAGGCATGGAAGGGCAACGGAACAGAGGGTGGACGGCTCATCGTGGACGAAGTAGATAAGGCTTCGGGCGATGTGTTCGCAACACTCTTGGCGATGTTGGATTCACCTGAATCTGCTTCGTTTGAGCATCCTGAAACTGGCGAGGTGATTCGTCCTCTCGGTGGATTCTCGGCGATTATGACCACGAACATTGAGAACATGGGTGAGTTGCCAACAGCACTCGCTGACCGTTTCCCGATTCGTATTCGTATCAACGAGCCACACCCGAGCGCACTGCTTCGCTTGTCTCCTGACTTGCGCAAGTACGCCGTTCGCATGGCTGACGCTGGTGACGACCGTATCTCACTTCGTGCGTTCATCGCATTGGACAAACTCCGTGCGAGCGTTGGCATGGAACGAGCATGCTCACTCACTTTCGGCGACCGTTCCCGTCAGATTCTTGACGCACTCGCCATTGACGGGGTGAAATAATGTCTCAACCTGCTGGCAAGCATGTTGCTGGCAAGGCGTTCCCGAGTGGACTAGATAAGTCCACTCGGGGTAACGCCAAAGCCGAGGCAACCCTTCTCGGTCGGCGTGACCAAGCACACGGAGTTTGGACAGTGGAACACTGCCAAGCCGTGCGTGGCGAGCCAATGACCGATGTGACCAACAAAATCATGTTCGCACCAACGGACAATGACGACAAGGCTCGGGCGATTCGTGCGCACGAACTCATGCACGCAAAGGTGTCGCCTGATTCGGCACAAATGGCAGAGTGGGTCAAGCGTGAAATGGCTTCGGCTACAGCACTCACTGTCGTTGAGGAACTTCGTGTGAACTTTCTCTGCCAACAGGCAGGGATAGATGTAAAGAAGCACCTTGCTGACGGAAGCGAACTTGCAAGTGGACAGCGTTGCGCAGAAACTAACGACTGGGCGATGGCAGTTGCTATGTGCGTTGGAACTGCTGGAAGTGCTGGACACAAGCAATTTCTCAACGGCGTTCGCAGAGTGAATCGTGCATGGGGCGACCAACTGTTAGACATTGGCAAGCGAGCCGTGCGTGAGATGAAGAAGGCTCATCGCACTGGTCACTTGGCTAACACGACAGTTCACAACGGACTTGCGCCGTTCGGATTCACCTACACGGAACAACTCGCCGAGTGGGTGGACAGGCTCGCTTCGTTCCCACCACCAAAGGAACGGAAGCAACCAAAGCCGAGCAAGGGCAAGGCTGGTGGTGAGGGCGAAGGTAACTCACTAGATAAGTCCAAAGCCCACAGCAACGAAGGCGAAGGCAAGGAAGGTGAAGGCGACAAGGACGGAAATCCACTCAAGGACATAACTCCGTCTGCTATCACCACTGGCACTCCGAAATGGGGCGAACTTCGTCTTGAGCGTATGCCAATGCCTCGCTACAGCAAAGGTGGTATCGGTAAGAAGCGTATTGCAACAAATGCAGGTCGCAGACCTCGCCGTATGCAACGCATGATGACCGACCCTGCTATGCGAGTGTTTGACCGAAAGGTGCGTGGCAGTGGTGGCATGGTCGTTATTGACGCAAGTGGTTCTATGTCGTTCACGACAGAACAAATTGCCGAAATCATTGAGCATGCCCCTGGGGCTACTGTGTTGCTCTACTCCGACAGAGGTAGTCGTGGTCATAACGCATGGGTCGTTGGCGACAAAGGACGCATGGTTGAGACAGTGGAAGGAATTGACTACGGACACGGCAACGGCGTGGACTATCCAGCGATTCAGTGGGGCGTAAAGAATCGCAAAGATTCTCGCACTCCTCTCGTGTGGGTGACAGATGGTGGAGTGTGTGGTGTGAACGACAGTTTCCACGATTCACTCGCTATGCAGTGTCTCACCTACGCTCGCAAGAACAACTACATCGTTGTTCCTCATGTTGAGGAAGCGATAAAGCAACTCAAGTCATTGAGCAACGGTGGAACGGCACGGAGTGTCTATCCAGCGATGTTCCGTGATGTGTGGCGCAGACACATGGGCAAAATCCCACTCGCTTGAGTTACTAGATAAGTCCTCGGGTGGGGGTTGGCGAGAGCCAGCCCCCACTCTTGGCGTACACAGTTGGGGAGAACCGTGTACGACTTGCCTACGCTCTCTCGGCGAGCGTGTGTCGCTCTGAATACCAAGCGATACACTTTCCGTTTCTAACGCTCTACGAGAGGGCTAGGCACTCCCAATACCTACTAGATAAGTGAAAGGACTAGATAAGTGGACACACCCGATGAAGCAGTGCAGGAAGCATTGAGCGAACTGCAAGACAGCCTGAAACATACGATTCATTATCTGAATGGAATACTGGACGAAATTGCGACAGGCTCGTACACACCAAAGAAAGCAAGTGAGGACTACGAGAATCTACTGTGGAACGAAGGCATTGACTTCATTTCGCAGTTGAGTTCACTCGCTGAACTTGACTTAGAAATTGTTTGAGAAAGGACTAGATAAGTGCTGATTATGATTCTGCTTACTTGTATTGCGTGTATCACACTCGGTACTTATCTAGTCAGTATCACCACTGGTACTTATCTAGTCAATACACATGAACTAGATAAGTGCATGCGATTCGCTCGTATCTACTTACTAGATAAGTTGTTAGTCACGCACACGCAAGAGTGCAGTAACTACAAGTCGCCACAGCGTGTAGAACAACGCCAGCACCATGCAACGCCACAGAGAGAGTGTGATACTCACTCCACTGCCGTCCACGCTCACGACACGCAGAGCAAGATACAGAACCGAGCCGAGTACGACCGACACGAACACAAGATTCAGAATCGCAAGAATTGACTTCATGCCCCCATTTACCGTTGGAGCCCCGCCAGAAATCTGGTTCGGCAGCGGACGAGGAAAAGAATTTCCAATTTTTTGAGTATTTTTGGAAGGCATGTTCTTCTGAGCTCCTAGGAACTTGACGGTGGTGGAAGACTTTCCTGGATTTAAGAAATCTTTAATTTTTTAACAATTTGATGGACCCGCTGCCGGCTCAAATCAAACTCATCTGCAATTTCCCGAAGGGACTTACCCTCGGTCCGCATGTTGCGAATTACTTCATTTCTTTTTGAGTCAGTTGCTGGACCCGGTTGGAATGGGCCCCACTGCCACTGGGAAATTTGTGAAATTCTGTCAATTCTTTCCTGACTTAATTGACCTTTGCGAAATCTCTGGCGAATGTATCCAGCCCAAGCTCCAAGAGTTACATCTTTTTCTTCAAAATTTTCAACATGAATTGCCGGCACTTTTGAATTTCCTTCTCGTGCAATATATTGCTCAAGTGCCTTGATGTAGGTATTGAATTTGGTGTTGTTGTCCATACTTGTAACGATAGACGAACACATGTTCGCCAGGGGTGACAAGTAAATAAATTGATTTTTTTAAATATGACGGCGGCGGAAAGCCCCACGTGGAGAAACGCGTTTTATTCCTGAAAAACTTTTTAAAAGAGGTTGCAATTAATGCGCGCGCAAGATAGCTTGGATGCCATGGAATAACTGCTCAGCAAATTATGCATTAAATTCAATATCTACAATTCGATATAACCCAGCGCCATGGCAGACTGCGATGTCATTGACGCACCATTTAAGCAAGAGGTGCACAATGGAAGAGAAGAAAAATCAAAAAGAATGGATTGAACTAGGACACGGGGACAAGGGCAAGAAAGAGCTGGCCGAAGTATTGTCTAAAAACAATGTCGACCCAGAGCTAGCCAAAGAGCTCCAGATTCAAATCCAAGAAACTGCAAAAAATCAACACAATGTCATCTTTGTGTTTACCGAGGGGACCTACGCCATTACGGCAATCCATGCTCCGAAGTCATCACTCGATGGACGGGAAGGTCCTGTCCTCATGCCGGGGGCAAATGATAAGAACATCATTGCAGCATTTTCTGATGAATTCATTCGCTCGAAGATTAAAAAAGTTGATTTGTTAGAAGAAAACGCGGGGCTCACTGGTATCGGTGATGTTGCCTGGATGAATGAATTGGAAAAGCTAGTGGAAATTGTTAGGCTGGAGCTGGCAGCCAACCCACCAGATAAATGGGAATCATTACTAGATTCCAATGAATCTGAATGACGGTGGTGGAAGACGCCTGGTTTTAAATTAAAAGAAAAGGGAAATTATGCAAATAACAGCTGTTGATACTGAGGGACCGTTTGAACCCAGAAGATGGCAAGATGCTGCCAAAGTTTGTGTTTCTTCAATTTTTGACTCAACGGCAGCCATTATGGCCGACCGCGGAGAATCCAGAATCACACTCATCTCCTCAGAAAATTTTGAAAAATTTAATCCTGAGCTCGAGACGTTCCTCCTCTTCCAGGGCCACCTCGACATCCAATTCGAGGGAATGATTAATACTTCGAAATGGTTCGAAGCTGACCAGATGTATTGGGCAGAAGAGTGGAAAATGCTGGGGGCGATTGCTGCTTCTGGAGGAATGAAAAATGGAAGTTTTTTGCCAGATGCTGCGGCCGGCAGTAACTACAAAAAAATGGAAAATTTAAGTGCTAGCGGTACCGGAGTCTTCGACAGCTGGATGATTCGGGAACAAATAACCGAAACTTTGATTCGCAAACAGCACGACTACGGTCACCACAATATTTCAAGATTTGGACGCCATGGTCTCCTGGTCCGCGTGCATGACAAAATTGCAAGATTAAAGAACCTCATGCTGCAGTCGGCGGCACCAAACAACGAATCAATCTCAGACACATACACCGACATTGTCGGCTACTCAGCAATTGGAATTATGTGGGAACGAGGTTGGTTTAACCTCGAGCTCACGGTATAAATTAAAAAGCAATTTAAAAAAAGTTACTAGAAAGATGACGGTGGTGGAAGATGGGCTTAGTACGCGCAGCAATCATTTACTCAGCTGGTAAGCGTCGCGCTAACAAGAAACGAGACAGACAAGAACGGTCTCGAATCGAATACGAGAACTGGGGTGAACACGATTCAACCAGAGCTATGTACGAGTACTACCGAAAAGACTCCGACGCAGAGCGGGAGTACTATGCCAACCGATAAAGGCGCGCTCTGTGTTGACTGCGGTGTAGACACGGTTAAAATTAATGAGTACTACATGTCTACAGACGCCATCTGGAAACGAGCTGGCATGCATAAGTACGGCGGGATGCTCTGCATTGGCTGCCTGGAAAAGCGCGTTGGACACATGCTTAAATCATCAAATTTTAAAGAATGCCCACTCAACTGGCGCAACGTTCTCTATCCAGAAATGTCTTCAGGGAGATTGTTGTCTCGTTATCTAAATGGTGGGCAGCGGTCCAAATGGAAAGCAGGCCTCATGCGCGCATTGAAAAATGTATTAAAAGATGGCGACTGGGGACTCATTGCGAAGCTGACAATGACCGAGTATTTATACGAAAAAAAGAAAAACAAATATGTACCCAAGGAGGATGCATAATGGCGATAAAAGAAGCAGCCATTGATTGGTGGGTCTGCGATTGTGGAAACAATCCAGGAGCCGACGGCTTTTATCCATGTAACGAAAAAGGGGAAATGTTAGAACCAGAAATCGGCAGCGGCTGGGACGAAGAGTCATACGTGTGTTACCGCTGCGGGGATATTATTAATCAAAATACTTTGGCCGTAATCGGAAGCGCCTGGCACTGGGGGGATGATGGGAAAATTTAACTTTTCTGGAATGTCTGACATCGAAATCGACGACATCATTGAGCTCAAAGCTGAACTCGAGGCGGACGCGTTGTGGCTCGAGGAACAAATCAAAAAAGATGAAATTTTAAAAGAATCTGGCGGCCGGCTGCCGGCTGAAGAAAAAGAAGAAAATGAGGAAAATTCATGAACGTTTACGTAGCTCTGGGCCTGCATCTGGTTTTTGCAATTTTGTGGTTTTTTGATTCGCGCACGCTTCAGCGACGAAGGGACATAAAGCGCTATTACGAAGCTGAGGAAAAAATGAACGCAATGCTGGACCAGGCGGCCAAAACCCTCATCGCTGAGCTCGACACGTGGAGACTAGAAAAAGAGAAAAATAAGACGCCCAATGGGATGGAGCTGCAGGAGCTTTCCCAGAAAATTGCGTACGAACAAATGAAGTCTCGATGGAACCACCCGACCAACAATCGAAGGACAGACTTCGATATCGACATTACCCACATTCTCGAAGAGAAGATGGCCAAGCGCAAAAAGAAGCCAGGCCCATGGGGATTGATTAGTTGGTCGTTCCAGGACAGAGAGTTAGGCGGACCTAACTCAGGGATGTGGAAAAAGCCAGAATCTGACGAATAGTCGCTCGAGCTCTCCGGGTTAAAGGAAACCCCAGGGGAGTCAGCTTCCGTCACCACCTACCAGAAAACAGAAAGACTCAACCCTGGGGTTAACTCCATTCCGGTGAAAGGGGGTAACTCCGGAAGGAGCCCCGCTAACATAGCACGATTTTTAAAAACTCCATGTAAATATTTCAAGAAATAAAAAATCGAAAAGATTCTGAAAAGAATTTGCCCTGGGTGGTTGACGGTGGTGGAAGACTCTGCTAGCTTGAACCGCCATCGACCAATAGGTCGGTCCAACGTGTCGACACATTACGTGGGAAAACCTACATGCCTTGAAAACCTTTTGGAAACAAAAGGCTTAGCCGGCCACGCCCCCACGAAAGTTGGCAAAATTTCAAAGGTTCCCCCCAGACCCCCCTCCAAAGGAGGGGTTCTTCTTTATTCATTCAAGGATTTATTCCTTGGTTGAAAGTAAGAATAGTTTTGGATTAATCCAATCTCTAGAGTATTTTCATCTACGAAATTTAGTTTTACTCAATTAAAAATTAAGCAAAATTTTTTTTCCTGTTTGTACCATTTCTGTGTCGATAAATATTGACGGTGGCGGAAAGCAACGATAGGATGCGTCTATGGTTGATGAGCTCTTCCCCAGAGAGAAGAAAAAGCGCGGTCCGAATCAGCACACCAAAGACCAACGCACGGCGGCGGAAACAATTTCTGAAGATGCAAAGAAAATAGTTTTCGACTATTGGAAAGAACGCCATTCCAAAAAAGCTGCAGTCCTGGACGCCAAGCGCGCGGCAAGAATTGGATGGGCTATCAAGAACTACGGAATCAAGTCCTGCAAGGACGCCATAGACGGATGCCTTGTCTCTGATTGGCATATGGGCAAGAACCCCAACGGGAAGAAGTACAACGACATCCATAACATCTTCATTGATGCACAGCACGTCGAGATGTTCCTAAGGAAGCTGGAAGAAAAGACAGGCAACACAGCTCGAGATAAATGGATAAGCGGGGATAAATGATTATTGCCGGCAAGAACAAACCGCCATGCGACTGTGAGATGGATAGGATTACCCGACCCCTACGCTGCAATGAAGAAGAGGATGACGAGTGACTAAAACCGAATTAGTTCAATTGGTGGAGCAGGCCTACGCCACCTACAACCAAACACTCCCCTCAGCAGAAGACAGACTGATGACCCTGTATTCGTCCTGGCACGATTTACTCCATGACCTGGAGTACGACGAGACAAAGAAGGCTTTCCTCCAGATTGCGGTTAGTGCCCAGTTCATGCCTAGGCCTGGCGAGATACGTCGTGCCACAATAAATAGGCGTACAAAAATGACCTCATTCGATGACCCCCTTGTTGCTTGGGGTAAATTCCTTACCGTAATTTCTAACGTCAATTCTGGTGTGGGTAACCCAGTGGAGATGTCAGACGCCCTCCGCTCCACAGTAAGGGCACTAGGAGACGCTGCCTGGGGAATGCATACCAATTCAGACAGAGAAGCATTCTGCCGTACATACGAACGAATCGTCAATGAACTAGATATGGACCGGTATTCAGTTCCCGAATTGGATGGTAGTAAATGAATACCCCAACAATAATTTACCTATTTTTTTCTAGTCTTTTTATTTATGCTGTGATGTATTCCAGGATTGCTTTCCTGTTGAAGATATTTATTGTCGTCTCGCTAGTAGTTGCAATGAGGTCTGTCGTCCTGGGCTAGCTTCTGGTTTGTGAAGAGAAACCCAGGCAGACCAGCTCTTATACCAACGAAGCCAGTAGTGACGCTGACATTGCGCGTCACAAAAGAATTTAAAGAAAAACTCATGCATCAGGCCGGCGCCGTCGACTTGAGCTTGACTGCGTACATAGAGTCGTTGGTCGAGCGAGATGGGCGCTAAAAGCAAAAAGACTAAACATCTCGACAGCTATGTAACGCTGAACATCCGCATAAAAGGCCGGGTAAAAAACGAGATAGTTGAGTACGCAACTAAACAGGGAATATCTGTAAATCAATTGTGCATCTATGCACTCTATGAATTCGTCCGCAACCAAAAGGGATTCCCTACTCCCGGCTCTGCGCAATTCTCAATACCAACAGTGGAAGAGCAAGTGTTGGCGTATGTGCGCGGGGAACAATTACTAAAGCCGTGCGGCAAAAAAGATTGCCTGCAAAAAATTACCCAATTAAATGAGTGGCAATTTTGTGAGACTTGCAACTTGCGCATTATGTAATTTGTAATTACAAAATTTCGAAAAAAAATTTTTAGGACCGCCGGCGCAGGATTTTTGGTCTTTTTTTGCATTTAGTTTGGACTAAGTCCAGATTGTTCCCAGCGCTAGCAACACTGTGCTAAGGTGCTCTCGTCCACTCGGGCCAGGATTAACTCGCTTGGTGGTTGTGCCAGTTTCTACCGGCGACTCCTTGCGTCGGGTGCATGACCCCTCCTCAGGTGAGGTGCCCGGGTGGACATCTATCCTCCCCACATCTGTGCAAGCGTTGGCCGTATCGGCTTTATCTTTCTTCTTCTTTGTTCTGCTGCAAGCTGTCTGCTCGTTAGTCCTGCCCAAACACCGTGCATATCAGCGGGTGGAAACTCAAGTGCGTACTCTAAACACTTGCTTCTCACTGGGCACGCTCTGCAGATGGTTCTTGCCTGTGCAATGTAAGTAATATCCTTATGTTGTTTGGGAAACATTAGTTCGGTCTTTCCCCTACAGGCTGCCAGTTGAAACCAATCTTTCGCAGGTATAGCTATCTCTGAAAATGGTTGGGTATTTTTATTGGGTAATTTTTGTTTGGATATTTCTTTCTTACCAGTCATAAAATCTCCTCAGAGAAAAGATGAATTTCTTATCTCTTTGGATAATTACTACTAGGTAATTACTGGTAGGTGGTGGTCAAGTGGTTGTTGGCTTTGGTTCGTACTATGCCTTACCCCCCCTGCAACTATGCCTTGCCCCTACTGGCACCCTTTTCTCTGCCTTACCCCTATCTAGTCTCTGGGCATAACGTATTGGGTTATATGGTCCTAGGGGATTACGCGGCCTTTGCAATCCGTGAAAGGAAAAAGCGGCGCTTTCTTTCTTGTCCTAAATGGACTTATCTAGTCATCTGAGTCAGGATAAATTTATCCAAAACTAACTAGCGGTCAGTGGTTTTATCTAATCCCTGTGAAAACGTATGATACGGAGCACCGGTGTATGGGTCGAACTTGGCCGATGCGGCGATTGCTTTTAGTGCAAGCTTTCGCGCTGCACCAACAGTCATCTTGCCTTTTGGTTGCATGGCGAACATCGCTCCGAGTGCGTACTGAGCGCCGCTTCCGATGGCAAACATTCCGCTGGAGTCTGAAATCCATGAGTAGTCACCGTCAATGATGTAAATCTGTCCATTGACAGCCATGAATATTGTTGAACCGTGTTCAGCGATGTGTTGTTTTGAATCGTTGTCGGGTGAGGCATATCCCTGTGCTTCGAAGCATTCTCTCAAGCTTGGGATAAATTTAACTGTAACAAAATGGTCAAGCTTCTTGCCTTTGAGATTCGGGGGCGGAGTTGGTGGGCTGAATGCATGATGCAGGATGTTTATTGCCCGTAAGTCGCCGGCAGCACCGAGGATGTATTTACCGTTAATACCCAATTTGCTGTTGTTCTCTTTTAGACCGACAATTTGCGAAATCAAATTTGACTCGGCATCGGTCTCAGCGATACGCGAATCAGCGGTCGCTATACAGAACCCATCTCCCTGAATGCCGATTATTGTTGTCAACTGATATCGTCTCTATTCGGTAGTTCATCGATGAGTAGTTGTGATATCACAGCCCAAGGGTCGTCTGACTTGTTTTCGTCAATTATCTTTCTTGTTGATTCGGTCAGGGCATACAGCCAATCACCGTCACTGTTTATCCCTACTACTTCAATCAAGCCTTGTTCCCTCAGAAGCTCCATGTCTTCGAGGAGGTTTTCTTTTGAATAGTCGCTCCACTCTTGCGGAAGGTCGTTTGAACTCATGCGCTGTACTCCTTGCCTCGGAAGAATCCTCGTCCGTTGTAAATCCACATTGGCTCGTAGTTGAACCATTCGTTGCCTACCCCTGGCGGCTGGTACTGGACTACTGCCATTCCCTGTTGCCAGTTCTCTGCTCCCATGAGCATAGGGCGTCCGAATTCATCTGCGCCAGATTTCGTGGAAGGAACTGCGCCGTCTATCCTGCAGAGACAGCCAGGGCTTGCCGCCATGATGGTTCTTGGACCATTCTTGGACAGACGAGTGCGGAAGGCGTACTCTGTCCTGTGGATATGTCCGTATATCACCGACACGTGGGCGTCATTTAGGTACTTGCTGGTCGTTGAACCATTGGACGTAACCTTGTGTCCGTGGATGACCATCAGGTTTTCGTTCAGGCTGACATAAGACTCTGGGTATCCAGGAATATAGTCAACCCCGAACTCGTCCATTCGGCAGAGGTAGGGAACCGACATGGCTGGCCAGTTATCCCTCAATTCGTCATTGAGTTTGCCTCTGGTGATTCCGAAGGCGGCTTCAGCGTTGGTTTGGACATATCTCGCCATTCTGGCTTCGTGGTTGCCGGCAATCCACGAGATTTTTGCATTTGGTGCAGCTGACCTAATTTGGGCACAAAGCATTGTTGCCCTGTCGATAGCTGCCTGAACTAGTTGCTTAAACGGAGCAGCAGTCAAAAATTTGCCGAATTCTGCAAAGTCCAAGTTGTCTCCGACCATCACCACTTGATTTGGCTGGATGTCCTCAATCAGTTTCAAAGCTACCGCTATCGCCTGCTCGTCGTGGATTGGCTCCAGGTCCATAGAATCCAATGATTTACGGTAAAAGCCGATTTGTATATCAGGTACGATGACGGCCTCTTCCCAGCCTTTCGGACGGGTAACTTTTGTCGTTGACTTTTGTAGTTGTATCTTGGGGCCTTGCTCAATCAGTGGCCACTGTGGGCCTGAGTCCCAGGTAGGGCTGAACTGAATTGCTTGCAAATTATGGACTTCTGTCTCGCCTAATTCGTTCTTTGTTACCGTCTGATACAACGACACTTTGTTAATAGTCCCAATTTCGGACGGGTCGATGTTTTTTGCCTTGAGCATCGCTGCGATATCACCGAGGGCCTTGGCGCTAGCATCTTCTTTTTGCTGGGTCACCTTGACGGCTTTTAATTTTTCACCCAGTTTTGATGTTGGCTTTTTCTTCGTGGTCATTTCTTTAGCCTCTCTGCTATGCAGCATGTCCGTGCTTCATCGTCATCTTTGAAGCAATTTCTTTTCTCTCCGAGAAATTCTCGGCTTAGCGATATGCCTTCTGACTTGAGCGTCCGAACGAGGTTCATCGTCGAAACGTCGCTTCTTAATATGTCAACCAGAAGTTGTGACTCCTCGTCCTCAAGGTCAAGGACCAATTTCCCCAACTTACATAGCTGTTGTTTACCCTGCGTCGCCTTCAGCGAATTCAATGCATCTTTTAGCATTATCCCCACCTGCTACTCTCTCTTGGTATGAAAAAAAAGCTTTGGAAGAAGTTATCGATGCGAGACCTGGGGAGTCGACGGAAGAAACGCTTGAGAAAATACTTCGCGCATTAGACAGCAAGAAGGTTTTGCGTTACCATCGTGATTCTGACATAGGTCTTCTATCAACACCTGGACGTGTGTTGATTGCGATAATCGAAGACCCGACTATGACTATTCGCGCAATTTCTGTATATTTAGATTTAAGCGAAACCATGATTGACAAAACAGTTAAGCAGTTAATTAATGCTGGTCTAATTACAAAGACAAAAGTCAATCGCCAAAATATTTACCGTGTTAACCAAAATCTTGTTCTTGAGCAACCTGATATACGACATTTTGCCAATGCGATTGAATCTATGTACTCAACGCAAGAAAAAAATGAAGATGAAGTTGTAGAACAAGAACCGTTCTAATACGCTTCCAACTCATGCCAGGCTCAACAAAAGGATTAGTCGTTTACAACTCAGCTGGGTACAACACCCTTTGCTTCGCGAAAATGATGAAGTCGTACGGACGGTCATTTAGCGCAATTCAGTTGAAAGAATGCCTTCGGGGTGTATTTCATGAAACTGGAATCTCTCGCGCTAAAGAGCAATTAAAGTCTTTAGAGAAAAATGGTTATATATCACGGGCATCAGAAGATGAGTGGTTAATAACGGAAAATGGAATTGAGCAGATTTTTAAATCAGCTGCTGTTTACCGCGGTCAAAAAGAAAGATTTCTTGGCAAAAGATATGTAGCCAACACAAATAAGCAAATATCAAATATTGCAAAATCAGACAGTATGGACAAGTATGACGAAGAAGAAGAAATACTTATTGCTGTCGAGAACAGGATGAGATTAATTAAAAATAGACGAGCAAGTCAAAAATCTAAGTATCGCTCTCGGTAGTTTCTTCGTCTTCGTTGTTCGCAATAATCCATGCTTGAAACACATCATCGGATGTTGGCATAAACCAAAGCTGTGAAGAATCAATATCATCTACATCTCCTATAAGCGTCCAGCAGAGAGACAGCTTCTCCATTGCCGGAGATACGCCACCATTGCAGTCCATCCCATATCGGGTGATGTGTGTTGAGACTATGCACTCGCCTTTCCGATTCTTGCAAGGCCCATCTTTTTCTTCATGTGGACAGAAGATGGAGAGTATTTCAAGTTCAGCACGGTTTATCCTAAGAAGAAGTTCGTGGCCATCACAGTGCCAGAGTTGTTCTATTTCTTTAGGTGCGGGCATTTTGGATAAATTTCAAAATTGTGGTTCGACCTTGGGCGCGGTGGGACAACAAAAAGTTATCACAGCAAAATGTCAAATAGGTGTAGGTATTTAGTTACAGCAAATTATGCAGTTGCTGATTTTTCTTTCTTAGACGCAGCCGCTTCTTCCGCTTTTGCCTCGACCTCTTGTCTGGCCTGGCTGAACGCTCCGTCTATTTCTGCAACAGAGAGCTTGCCGTCATCCATATATGCACGAGCAAGTCTTTCTACAACAGTTGCTACGCCGCCTATGCCGGCAACAAAGCACGCTTTCCACAGTGGAATTCCAGCAATTGCACCAGCTCCGATGACGCCAAGAGCATTTGATGCAAAAACAGCAAGAATTCTAAGCACGATGTGCTTTAAGTTGTTCATACTTTGCTCTTTTTCTTGTGTCGTATCTCGCTAACTAAACCAACGGCATGGTCATTGATGTGGCCATCAATTTTTGCTTCAATTACGGCTATGTCTGCATCAATATCGTGAATATCTTCACGCAATGCTTCTAGGCGTTCGGCCACAATTCCATGGTCGCGTGTGTTTTCTTTTCGGCTCTTTTGCACAAGGGCAATAAGAATTCCGAAACACCCTGTGATTATTGTTGGAAGAATTGCTTGCTGCATAATCCCTCGATTGTGGTTAGAGGCCGAGAAGTTCTTTTACTTTTGGACCAGCCACTGAGTCGGCTGCAAGCTTGTTGGCAATTTTAAACGCCTTAATTGCTTCGTCAGTTGCGGCATCTTTCTGTCCATTTATTTCACCCTTGTAAAAACCCTTTGTTTTAAGAGCTTCCTGGAGCTTCTTTACATCATCTCCGCCTGCTGCTGGGGCTGGAGAACCTGCTGCTGGAGCAACTACTCCATTTGCATCCATCCATGTTTTTACTGATGCAGGGACATTGTCACCATTCACGTAACGAAGGTGCCATGGTTCTGATGGAACCACTTCCCATGAGAAACCGAACTCTTTAACGTTTGCAATAAGCCAGTTGAGGCGCTTTGGCTCCGATGCTGAATGAACGTCAACGGCCAAGCCGAGGTTATGTTGCGATTTACCAGGCGTGGCGAGCATCGCCATACCCTTCTTGAGGTACCAAGTCTTCCCCTCAAATGTTTTTGTGCTGGTACCGGCCACTGGCTCAAGCTGGTAGCGGGTCAAAAATCCTTTTTTCTGGCTCTCGTAATCGCGATATGTGTCGCCGCTGGAAGTCGGTTTTAGTTCGACGCCTTCAGACTTTGCTTTTTCAACCATTGCGGTCCATGCAGATGCAGCAATCCAATGCATTTTCCCGCCACCAGGAACAGCCTTGAGCAGGTTTGCAGGAAGCTTTCCTGGTTCGATGCCTTTAAGGTCTTTCGGAAGAACTACGGGGACGATGTAGTCCCATGCAAGCTTGCTCATTGTCAACTCTTTTCGTGCAAATAACTGAGAGCGCTAAACAACGCTAAAAGATTTTACAACAAAAGTTGGATAATAATAAGTTACTAAATTAAGTACTTATTCCCCGTCTGGCTCTTTCATGTGGAGATACATTGCGCAAGCAAATGCGATTGACGTACCCCATAGCGCTACCTGCTGGGTGAACCCGGACAGGGTGAAGTACATCACCACAGCTCCAGCAAGAGTGAATCCAGATGCCATCACTCCATAAACAAACTTTTTAGTGAAATTCTTCCAGTCCATAACTCTTACTCCATTTTCGTATTTGTAAATAGATATCCGCTTAATCCACTCAGGACCTTCGCCCTCAATGGCTCCACCCTCTTCTTCTTCCTCCTCTGGCTTTCGGGCGGCCATGTCCTGTTTTGGAGTCGAGGTCGATGAAGATGGCGTTGGTAATCCACCAGCAGCAGAGGCCAAAGCCACAGTGCTAGTTACCAAGTTTACCGCAATAACACTTCTTCTTGTCCCAACATCAATGGTTGAATCAAGTGGGACATAGGCGTCGAACACTCCGGCGAAGACGTTAATTTCCTCTTCGAATGATTCCTTTACTTCCGTTGGGGCGTCCTGAACAGCGTTAACGATTTCAGAACCTTCTGAATCAGAC